GGACAAATGTAGGAGGGGATAGGTGACTTTAGGTCACCTGCTTGACTTGCTCAACAAGCATGTCAAGGGCGTAAGCTTGCCAGCTTACGCCTCGCTGGTTAACTCCAGCGGCCTTAGGGGCAAAGTCCCAATACGGGACTTGCCTCTGCCGGACTTTCAGCCTTTTGCTCTCAGAGCGAACTGAGAACCGGCCGCCCCGCAGATACCCGCCAACGAAGGCTACGACTATTCCGTCCCAATTGATGGAACGGACTTTGTCGCGGCTAATTCGGCGAACACCCGTAGGATGTGGGCTCCAGACTCTAGGACTGGACTCGCAAACTCTATACAGAGGAAAGCGAGTACCAATGTCAAAGAACCCAGAGCTAAGCGCTTCAGGAACATGTATGCCCTCGTCATCACCGTCGCGTGGGGGAATTGGTAGAAACCAACTCACCTTTAGCAACGGAGTGATTAGAGGACGCACGTCAATTGAAGTGCGCCACCCCCAACGGATGAGCCGATTAATGGCGGAGTAACAGTCCGTGATGTGTGTCAACTCCTGGATATAGACGCCTCTAACGAGGACGCCTTGCCAGTAGTCTTTCCCACATGATTCACGGAAGTTGCCTGTAGAGAATGATTTGTCAACATTCACTACAAAACCAAACAAAGGCAGTTTGTCGACGAGATATGTATAGACCTTACGATCTACTACTATATCGTCTCCAAACACACCGATGTTCACCTGCTCAGTTCTTGAGCGGGACTTGCGAAAGCTAAATTCTAGCCCATGCAAGCGGTAGGCAACGATAACGATCGCGGCGAAGATCATAGTCTGTAGGGGAAAGGTATAACCATTCCCCATCGACGAGATCATCGAGAGCTCGGTCACTGAACCGTCTGGCAATACGGTCTCAGGGCTACGAGTGAGCATTAACCACCTCATGAAATATCGAGGCAGTATACGCTCACATAGCTTTACCGAGATGCTATCTGAAGCTGACGCAAGATCGATAGTTCCAAAAGAACCGTCGATCGAACCGAGACGGGCTAACTCTCCGTTTATATCCTGCTGATCGCGAAGGTCTAAACCCAAGCGACTTTGCAGAATACGGCGAATCTCCATCCCGATCCCTAGCTGAAAGAACATATTCAGCGTAGGTTCAGTACAGATAGTCCTGCGAACGTCATTCTGCTTGGGGACAGTTGACGTCTTCGAGCCACGCACATTCCGACTCCCATGCTGTATATGGCGCGCATTTTCAGCGGCCAACCAGGTAGGGTTTCTGGAAATGTATGTCCTGTAAAGGACTCTCAGCGTGTCGTTGGTTGAGGTCAAGGGCGAGTCGAATAACTTCGTATAGAAGTCGATTTCGTCACACCCAAGACTTGCCTTTTTACCTGGTCGTGCTTCAGTTAAGAAGTCTTCCAGGGTGAGAGGATCCCCAAACGGATGCAACCAGTCGTCAAGGAGCGCGATGACCCCATTGATGAGTTCTTCATCAAAGAGGGAAACCGCTTCCACGACAACTTGATCACATCGCTTGTTGAATTGCAGGAACTTTGCGAGGGCTTTTGCCTCCGCATCAGGCGCTTCGTTGTTACTCAATTTCTTGAATAACGACTTGCGTATGACGCTCCTGTGTACCTCTTCAATCGACATGTCAGAAGACAGTGGTCGATCAAGGCCGACAACTGAGGTAGCCTCGTCTAGCTCTCTGACGAGAGCATCGACGACCCCTTTGGACAGCTTACCTATGTCCTTGCGCATGATAAGCCTTAAGCCACATACCCAAACGCTCCATACAAGGAGCGACTTCAATCAGGATTCCCTCGAAGGTCTTCCTACGGTTCCTGAGGAGATCGGCCGATTTAATGGTCGTCTCCCCATGTTCCGCGAGAAAATCTGCGGGGGTCCTATGAAGTAGGATAGTGTCCGAAAGCTCGTAATGCAGCCAAGTATCTAGGACTGCCCTATATCGAGTACGCCCACCTCTTCCGATAGAGCCAGTCTCAATAGCTTCCTGACAAACTCGCAGGGTATGGTCGTTCCAGAAGGAAAGACCAGTAAACCCGCTTGCCCGTTCGGGAAGCTGAGACTCCAGACTCGAGGGAAAGAAGTGGACTCGAAACGTAGGTTTCTTCGACATGGTATAACTCCTGTTGAGGAACTAAGGGGACAGGTCACATCACGCCAGAAGTGGCGGTGTCACCAACACCAGCAGACTGCTGGTTGAGTGCTCCGATATGTGCGCTTAGCGCCGCTCGGACACTCAAGGGATCCGCCGCATCGGCCCCTACCGGGACTCGAATAACCGTCTGGATATCCATGACGGCAGCGGGTTGCCCTGCGAGAGGAAGCACGCCTTTGCGCGTTTGAACCTTGTATTGGTTCATCGGCACAGAGGGCAGAAGGCCCGTCACGGGGTTGGTTTTACCCAACACCTTCAGGACCTTCTGTTTCCAGAACGTGATCGTAAACGGCGAGCTCACAGAATGGGCAGTAACGCCCGTCTGTGTGCCGCCGAGTGCGGTCACGGCCACTTGCTTCCCATTCACGTCAGGTGCCGTATCGGCAACGTGCGTGTACGTCGGAGTCGTAAGGCCAGTCATGGCCGCGCCCGTAACGGGCGAAGTAATACCCCACGTCATGTGGTGGCGTTCCTTCCAAAGTTGATTATCTTCTTCCCTGTAGCAGGGCGAGGATATTAAGCCACGCCGAGCTATCACCCCCAGGAATCCTGAACTGTACCGACGGAAAGTCGATACCGCCAGGGAGAACCCGGGAGAAGGAAGTCGTAGTCTTCACATAAGAACCAGGGCTACCACTGAAAGAAGCGTCGGCAGCAGAGAATGAACTTACTCTGCCGCCGGCGCCAATTTCTTCGTTTATAAAACGAGTGGTTTTGTTGATCCAACCTACTCCGTCCGTAGCGGTGAATGCACAAGAAAGCAAATCACCGACATTTACGAAGTAGTCAACAAAGAAAGACCAAGGAAGCAAGTTCCAAACTGAAGGGACAAAATCCCTCCAGCCAAAACCTGCAAGCTCGCCCAGCCGTGAAAAGCTGTGCTCGCCATACGGTCTCAAGCCCTCCCCGTGATACCCAACACGATATATCACCTCGGCCCTGCGAATCCTCTTCCTATGAACTAGGTAAGAGAATCCGTCGAACGACTCTGGTGTACTCGTGTTGAGTATAGGCTGCTCATATTTCCCGTAACCCCGCACAGCGGTATGGTAGAGACTAGAACCAAAAGTCTCAGCATTCCACCGCGCTACGGTTTCGGCGCCTTGAATTACGTCATTGACTAAAGGACGTACTTCAAAGGCATATGTCAGCCACGCGTCAGCGAGTTGGCGGTTAAGCCGTTTCTTGACTCGCGCATCACCACCCCTTGGCAATTTCTCTCGCCAAAGGCGTCGACCAGTCTCCGTTGGATAACGGTGTAACTTGTCGTACATCGGGAAACCCAGGATCCTCTCAATGTTTTTATATTGAGAGGATAAATAACCCGGGATCCCATCATGGATCAGCTTTGTGACACGACGGATAGTCGTCAGAGTCTCACGCAGCTCCCCCGCAGCCACCAGTCCCTTCCAATGAGACTGTTGGTCACGGAGTGCCGCGTAGAGACGACTGAGCGCCTGGTTCTCGGCCTCAGCGCTGCTCCCGATTGAGTGAGTCCAAGCATTCGGCACTATAAAGTAGCCTGAATCATCGAACGTACTCATCCGGCGATCAGCGGGGAACTGCAACCAGTTCGCAATTAAGCGACCTGTTTGCCCTTCATACCTTGTCTTAAAACCGGTTAACCCGGATGTTGCATTTTGCCCCGACCGTATCTTCGATTTCCACATCGGCACGTTGATCCCATCATCCCGGCTGTCTTGCCACGAGAGCGAAACGCTTCCCGTTTGCAAGCCAGCCGTGTAGCTGGGAGCAACAGTGTGCTGCATGTAGTACGAATTTACGATTGAAACATTATGCAACTTAGTCAAGATATGTCCCCTGAGAATGCACACGAAGAGTGTGCACAGATACCCTCCAAACGGAG